TACAACCTTCATAAATTTGCAATTTCCTCTAAAATCTCTTCAATAGTAGTTATGTTAATATTGTTTGGTAAACAAAATTTAGGAGAATCGTAAGAACTTACTTCGCAATTAAGATTAACACTTGCGAAATAATCTTCGAATTTAACATTATCACCTTTTAAATTATTATGTGATCTGGCCCAGGCAGCAGGTATTCCATAAGCATGTGCTACAATTAATCCATGAAGACTACTTGAGACGATAAACTCTGATTCTAAAATTTTATCTACAACTCTTTTATAATCACTTGTTCTTAAGTTGATAACATTTTCATATTTTTGTGATATTTCTGCGAAATCTACATTATGAGGCACATAACTTATTTTATGTTTTTTTGTAATTGTAGGGTTATAAATTTTTGGTAGTAATAATGCAGGATCACCAAATACTGCTGGACAGTTGCCTCCTAATCTGTTAACATGATGCTGTGTATGAGGACCGCGGACAAATCTCCAATTGGCTCCAGGAGTAATCCTGTCTCCTTTAGAAATTATACCGCTTCCAATTACAGTAGTGTTGACTCCGGCACGCCTAGCAATACTGCCAACACAAATTAATGTGGCATTTACATAATTTGGTTCAAATTTATATTTTATTTTATAATGGTCTAAAATGTGCGGAGTGAGTATGTCACCAAAATTTCCTTGAGCTTTTTCACTGCCTAACCACCATGCGTTAAATATCATAAAGTTGCATCTTCCATTCCTGCTACACGAAGCTTTACAACATTAGTTATCTGCCATTGCTTCTGGTCCAGGGCCTTTAAGACTCCTAACCATTTGTTGCGCAGAAGTGCAAATTCATTGATAATTTTTTCATAATCAACAACGTCTGCCTCGCCGTCAACGTATTTTTCAACATCACGGCTTGACAGAGCTCGTTGATAATTTTCAAGATATTTTTTGAAGAAAGAGCTACGCAATCTACGTAGCTCAATATTCAAATAGTTTAAGATTGCTTCAATTTCTTGAAGCTGATTAAAACGATGTTCAACAATGCCTGGCATAGCAGCCGCACTTTTTTCAACATTACCTACAAGTTTACACTCTTGTTTTGCTTGTCTAAGTTCGTTTTCAAAAAATGCAACTGCATCAGGAATTTTAGAAATATCTCTAGATACTTCACTATACCATCCCATTACTCATCCCAATCGTCTATTTCGTCGTCGAATTTATCAACATCATCCAAATCCAAAAAGTAATTAATAGCATTATCTAAATGCGGGTCTGCGCCTAATGCCGAGATTAAGGTATCGTCGCCTACTCCGTAATCTGCCATTAAATCGATAAAACGTTCTGCGGCAATTTCTATATTTTTCTTATCTAAATATTCTTTAAAAAGTTGCCAGATTTCGGTGACATGACTTTCGTCCATATGTTACTCCTCGATAGATTCTAAAACAGTTGCTTCCTCGTCAACCTCAGCGATATTTACCATAGAAGCTTCTTTTACGAGGTAATCTGACATAACCTTATCGAGTAGTTCACCTGTCCAGTTTTTACGGTATTCAAGCAGTTCTTCACCATCAGTAGTAACATACTTCAAACGGTTGCCGCTCTTTTCAATTACACCTTTGCCTTCAAACAATTCAAGCAAGCCGCTATATGGATTCATACCTGTTTCGTATGGAATCTTAACTTGTACACCTTCAAACGGTTTAGCATAACGTGTTTTCATAACCTTACAAGCGGCTCGAATACCACGCACTTCACTAATCTTATTACCGTCTTCATCTTCTTTTAGTTTCAACTTCTTCATTGCAACTACAATAGATGATGCATAGATAAAGCCTTGACCGCCTGAAATTTTATCGTCTGGATCAAACATATCTTGCGATGCGTATGTATGATTAGTTGCTACTAAGCCTACATTGTGACTACCAAACATGTTAACAGTGTTACGAACAAGTGCAGTTAGTGCTTTAGGCTTACGACCCATATCGCCTTTCATATCACCCTTGTTAAACTGATCAACATCGGTTGGTGTTAACAACATACCTAGCGAGTCGACTACAAACAGTACCTTAGGACGTTCTTCTTCCGCCATTGCTTTGTAGTCTGTCATAAACGTACTAATAGTCTTAGCAACATCATCAATCATTGACATGTTAAGTTTTAGTAGTTTATCTTCTGAAGTATCTACATCAAGTGCTTGTAGCCACGCTTCGTCAAGTGCGTTCTCTGAGTCAATAAGAACTACAAAGATACCTTGATCTTGTGCGCTCTTTACAATGTTACCTGAACAAATATATGATTTACCTGCACCGGACTCGCCAGCAAATACACTTACTTTGCCTAGCGGAACGCCTTTATTCCAATCACCCGAAATAAGATAATTGAGTGCATAGTTACCTGTGCTAATCCAATCAGTAGGATCGTTAAATCCTGCACTCATACCTGAAATAGATTTTGTTAATGCAGTCCGAAACTTGGTCGGATCAAATGCCTTAGTCGCCATAATATCTCCTAATCTAAAAAGCAAAATGGGGGATTGCTCCCCCACTAGTTATCACTGTCCTTGACGTGCGCGGATCATTGCAAGAATGTCTTGCGCATTGCCACCTTCTGCAGGAGCCGCTTCAGCTGCTGGTGCTGGAGTTGGCTCTGGTGCTGCCTCTGCTACAGGAGCAGGTGCTGCCTCAGGTGCTGGCGCTGGTGTTGGTGCAGGTGTGCTTGCAGCCGGAGCAACTGGATCGCCTGTTGCTGCACTCATGCCCGCTGGACGGAAGTATTGTCCCCAACGATCCATGTCAAATGCTTCACCGTCTACTGACGCTTCAAACATTTCTTGCATGACCTTAAGTTCTACTTCACCTGGCTTTTTAGGTAGGAAGTCATTTAGATTAAACAAGCCGTGTGTATTAACAGCCTGCATTTCAGCATCATTTAGTGGACGCTCTCTACGTGCCCAGTTAGATGTTGAGTAGTCTGCGTATCCGCCTTTTGAAGTTTTATTAAGACGGAAGTCTACACCTGCTGTGTAATCTGTTGGCAATTCTTCCATGTCTGGATCCATAAGAGCCTGTTTGATGATCTGGAAGATTTGAGGACCAATAATAAATCTACGGATTGGATTATCCGGAGTAGTGTCCTCGCTTAGTGGATTGTCCACAACAAAACCTTGAAAAATATAAGAACGTTTTTTCCAATACTTACGACCCATATCTTCTAGACTTGGATCTTTAAACCAACCACGTACTTCATTAAGAATATTACATGTCTCGCCATACATTTCCATACATGGAATTTGTACTTGTACTGGACGTGAGTCGGTTTGACCTTTGACTCCTGCAAATGGTAGTTTAATTACCAAACGCTCTTGCCAAAAGAATGTGTTGTCTGCATTGCCATCAGGAAGGAAACGTAGCGTTGCGCTATCGCCTTCTTTAATATTCCAAAATGGGTAAATGCTGTTATCACCGCCGCCTGAGCTGTTACCGCTTGTGCGTGATTCTTGTTCTTTGAGCTTTGCTCGGATTTCTGCTAATGATGCCATAGTTATGCCTCCTTTATATGCCTATGTTCTATGTGCCTAATTTTGTATAGCACATTATATACTATACAATAATATTTATCTTCTGTCAACCTTTTTTGACAAAGAATTTCAAGAATTTAGCCAATCTTTACAGACCGGCTAATCTCATGATGTCGTTTTGTTCTTGTGATTCGCCTTGTGCGCTTATACTTGCAATATCTTTTTTAACAAAATCCATAATAAATTTGGCTTCGTTGCTGGCAATCTGATTGTTTAATCTTCTTAATGCATTTTGGTCGCCTTGTCTTATTCTCTGAATATTTTTTATCATTTGCATTGCATTATAGGTAGTGGTTTCGCCGCCGCCTGCTTTTTTAATCTCTCTGCCTAATCCATCCAACTCTTGATAAATGTCTAATAAAGCCTCTATAGCAGGGTACCCTGCAAGGGTACCTCCTTGTATAAATGAGTTTGGATCTTTTGCTGCTTGTGGAGCAACTTTAGCGTATTTATTTGCTAATTCTTGAGCTTTGGTTTCAAATTTTGAAGTTGACCATCCTTGTTTAGCACCTTGAATGCCGCCACTGACTGCACCTTTGACAGCGTCCCAAACACCTTCTTCTACGTTCATTTCTGCCATTTTGCGAGCCTGGTATTTTTCGTATACTTGACCTAGACGTTCTATGAACTGACTTGCTGGCTTGACGTATTGAT